GAGCAACTCTGGCTCCGGTATTTTGATAATAATAATCTCCCCAAAAACTGCTACTACCAACATTCGTTGGAAACATCATCCAAGGATTCTTGCTATCAAGACCAAGTTTTTCTGCGTATCCATTTGCTGTTGCGTTTAAATATCCAATTTTTTTATATGGACTTGCAAAAACGTTGCTTGCATAATCTCTAGCATCTAAAGCAATCCATGCTTGATTGTCGTTAATATTGACACCATCAACAAATTTCCATTGATTGCCCCACGGATTTTCAATTCCCATGTATGCACAAGGAGATTTTCCGTCATTTGCAACGGCATAGCCATTTTCCAACGTAGTTGACCAGCCTGATTTGTAAGGACTATTCCAGACGTTATTTCCGATTGCAATATCAACAGGACCACCATCAAATGTGATTGCTTTGTTTGATGCATCATAAACATCAATTGATGTTATTGTACGACCGTAGAAAACACTCACTGAACCTCTAGCTGTACCAACACTAATCGCTTGACCAACTTGGTACAAATCTGCATAGGTGTTTGCGATTATAATTCTATTTGTCGACGTTTCTGCAACAACCGCGTCATGTGCATCGTTGTATTGTCCTCTGACATATCCTTGATAAATCGATTGGCAATTTCTGACTTTATGGTGAATAAAGAATAAGTCTTGCAGAATGCCTTCTGTGTGGGGGTCTGTTTGTTGATATCCTGGGCCATTATTCTCTGCGAATGTCCTAATTTGTACAATGGTATAGTTAATGGCAGGATATTTGTCAGGCTTAGATTCTAACCTATTTGAGCCGTCAACGCTCGCAGTATATTTGCCGTAGTCAACATAATCCAATTCTTGCTCATTATCGAAATCCCAAAAACACCAAGGTAAGAAACTGCCAGGAAATGGTTTTTCGGAAACTTGGAAATGTCGCACATCTCCGTCATCCCAAATTTTCATGTAGTGCTTTGGAATCCTAACAAATGTGTTTCCATAGGAATCCGTTACTTCCGAAAAATCAGACCAAGGATAAACCGAAAGCATATCTTCCGATGATAGCCCTACTGCGTCATCTGTTCTTTCAACTGCCGAATCACCAGAAACCGTGGTGTCGTATTGCACGCCATAGATTGGTGCTTCTGCTACAAACGGAGGGCATGAAGATAAAACAGGATTAACAACAGAAACACCGTCAACCGTTCTTCCCTCAACCAACGCTTGCCCTTGTCCATCTGCACCTACCGTTGATTCCGTGCCAAGGATTTCTTGCTCGGCTGTGGCGTTGATGATTTCTTCATAGGTCAAAGCGTTTGGTACTCCGCCTGTGAAAAACTGTCCATCATCAGCCGCAATCAAATCAGCTTCAGCAGGTAGTTTAAATTTAGTTTCAGCTGGAATGTAATTCGCACCTGCCACAAATGTTTTTACCTTCGCATAGCCAGTTTGAGAAACCGTTGAGCCGATAGGCACACGCAAGATGTTTCCACTTGTATCAGCATACATGTCAAATCCGTTAAGCAAATTGTAATGGTATTCGTCTTGTGTCGTCCATGTCACGCCCGTTAATGCGATTGAGTTAGATTCGCCATAAGCGACAGAGCCAACACCTTCTGCAATTGGAAATAACTCGCCATTAACGTAGAGCTCGAACAATGTACCGTCTGCCGTTACCGTGATTCCAGTCGTTGAAAGCGTGACAGTTGCAGTGCCTGAATTTGTGATTGTATCAGCGCTTTCCAACTCTGTTGCAAATGTCAGCGTTGATGCTGTCGTAACAGACAAAGCGTTTGATTCAACTAAGGTGGCATCATATCCGTTGATAACGTCAACCCACTCTGTGTCTGTGAAGTTGACGTAATGAGCAAGCGCGGTTTGATTGACGTAGTAAAGATTGACAAGATATCTATAAAGCATATCATCAAGGGAATCGCCTTGAGTATATTCTACACGTTGAATCAACCAATAATGAAGCTTTGCTCGCATGGACGTTAGACCGACATCGCCTAACTCTTTGTCAAGCAATCTTTCAACACGGTCATAAAGGGAATCCTCTAAATCTGAATCGACAAACAAGTCAACCGTATCGCTAATGTTAGCGTTCATGCTTCCGGTGGTGTTGCCATTCAATTGTTTCATAACCTCTAAAATTAGATCTTGCAATGACATACTATTCACCACCTAGCTTCTTCAATATTGTTTCAACGCTCATTCGTTTATCGACTTTGATTCCCTTGGCTTTCGCTTCAGCAATCAACACTTCTTTTAGTTCAATTTCTTCATAATTATCATCAGCAAGCAGTCTATCAATTAATTCTTCATTGCTGATATCAAATCGGCATCCTGTTTGTTTGTTTAAAATCCACATATGCCCTCCTATTTTAAAAAAGAGGGGATTGCTCCCCTCTCATTCTATGACTTGCTTGCAGTCAAAAGAGCCAAGTTTGATGCTCGTGTAACCTTAGCACCGTACAGTTCCAAACCTTTCATTGCGTCCGCAAATCGTTTCTCTGGTCGGTATGCTTCTACCTCTGAGATTTGAGATGCAAATGCAATTGCCCCACGGTAACCAGCAATGATTTTGTACTTCGCGCCCGCGGTGTTTGGAACGTTGTTTGACTTGTAAACTGTCATTCCGTCAACTTCGCCAACTTCGCCAGTACGTTTAACCTCGTCAGCGCCTGGATTGTACTTAACAAAGCGGTCGTCTTTCAAAAGCAGACCATAGTACCAAGGCGGTACAACCACGAAACGATCAGTTTCAGGAGTATCGTTTTCGTCAAGGATAACACCTAGGTCAATCAGTTTGTCATAAGCCGTTGAAGCTGTAGGAACGATTGGAGTTGTGTCATCACCAATTGAGTTGCCTGCACCAATAGCCGTGTACAAACCTGCAATATAAGTGTCTGTAACGTTAGCCAAGCCATAAGCAGCTTCTCGCATTGCTTCGTCCATCAACTTAGGTTGAGTTTGCGCCTTGTCAATGTCGTCAATCTGGAAGTTGAAGTATTTAGCTTGGTTGATTGTCAATGTTTGTTGCGTATCAGTCAACGCTTCAGGATCTGAAATGTCAGTATCTTTTGTGTAACTTCCGATTGTTACACGACCGATTGAGTTAATGTGTACTTGGTCACCAAATTGTGAAATGTCGCCTTCATAATCGGTGTTTACAATGTTGCCGTATACCAATGCTTTGTTTAGGTTCGAGAGGATTCTCGCCGCCCAAACTTCAGGGATAAAATTAGCAATAGCCATTAATAAGCCTCCTATTTAAGTTCGCCATTCTCCATTGCCACAGAAACTTTTTCCCAGTTGTCGTTAATCCACTTAGGGTCTTTTCTGTGCTGGTCGAATAATTCTTGAGTAATGGCATCTTGGACTTTGTTGCCAGTCGGTGCAGGCGTTTGTCCGACTTTCTTGACCTCTCCAAACATGTCAGCGTAGCCTTCTTTAAACTTGCCTAATTGCTCGGTAAGCCCTACAAGTTCGCCCGCTTCATTCATGTTAAACTCGTCAAGATTGAATTGATTCTTAGCCAATTCAATGTAATTGTCCTTGATGCCTGCGCTTCTCAACTGCTTCTCTAAAATTCCGGCTTTTTTGCCGTCAAGCACCTGTTTTTCAAATTGTTGTTTTTGTGCCACGTTTTCAGCTTGCAGCTTATCGATTTGTGCAGTCAATTCAGCGCTATCTTTCACCTGCGCTTTAAATTCTTCTAATTTGGTATCACGTTCCTTAATCTGCCCTTCTAGCGATTTAACCTCGTCCGCTTTTGCGTTGTACTTATCTTTCGGGATAAAATGCTTTGGCAGTTCTGCATTAATTTTTGCGATAATGTCATCTGCGTTTGCGATACCTTCAAGAATTTGTTTAATCCATTCCATGTGTTACCCTCCTATACGTTTTTATACTGGTTCGTCCCAGTAGTGGATTTGTCAGGATATACCGTCCTGCTCGGTAGTTTAATTATATCAAATTTAAACGGTGTCTCGCATCAGTTGAATTCTTTGACGTTAGTCAGCTTCACAGCGCCTTTAAAAAACACTTTATCAAGCGCGTTTTCTTCTTTTTTTGTTAAATTAACCATGAGCTTATCCATTTTTTCAAATAATTCTTTATTTGTCATCAATTTCTCTCCTTTACACGATTGTCAAACCAGTCATCATATTTCTGGTACGGAATAACTTCTTTTGTTACGTTGTCTCTCCTGTAAGCAGCTTCGGTAGGATAATCTTTTAGCTCAGTTATCATCGTGCACCGGCAATTGATTACTTCCTCTGGCGGCCCTGAATAATCGCCAGGCTCCATCAGGCCATTAGAAAAAGGCTTGTCAATGTCACGCTTCTCACCATCTAAATCCTGATGTCTGTCACGTGTCCGCCCGTCAAGTGTCGCTACCCAAACTTTCTGCATCTTAATACCTTTGTCAACAGCTTTTTGAAACGATTCAAGCCTAGCTTCATTCATGACTCGTGTAGTTTCAGTCCTTGCGATTCTAACAGCGTCATTTGCGTTTCTCTCTAGTGAGTTTCTAACCTTACCGGCCATCTTTTCAATTGAATCACCTTGAGCAATCGAAGAAGCAATGTCACGTCTTAACCTGCGTTTAACCAAATCTGCATTATCAGCCAATGCTAGTTTATCCAACGGATTTGCAATCGCCTTTCTAACCGCATCCCGTGGAATCAAGGTATATGCAAGCTTAACCTGTAATTCGCTTTCTAATGCAAAGCCCGCATGGTAATAGTTAATCATCCATGTGTCAATGGCTAGATTATCAATAGCTTTCTTTGCGCCCGTGTTCAACTCCGCTACAATAGAAAGCATTTCTCTTTCCAGTGACTGCGCCCGTTTAAACTTCAACGCTTCCACAGGGTCCATTGCGCCGTCAATTCCATACTTAGCGATAAAGTCGGCAACTAGCTTTCTTGTTTCCTTATATCCATTCGTATAAATGCGATTCAATTCGGCAAGCATAGCTTCTTCGGCCTTGTCTGTTAGCTTGTCCGCTTCGTTTAATTTACTCGCTATCGTCATCAGAATCACCTACAATCTGGATAGGTCTTTCTTCTTCTAGCTTCTTGATTTCTAATTGCACATCACTAACATATGGATGTTTTGCAAGCAATGTCTCTTGCGACAATGTACCTTGTGACTTCAGAAGATTCTCGATGATTTCTGTCTCATTGAACAGCATAGAGAAGTCGAAAGTGATCTTCAAGTCTTTGTGATTGTAGGTTGTGTTATCTCTGCCGTTGATAAACTCGACGACGAACCAAAGAAATTCTTCAATGGCTGCGTCTAGGTAAGTAACCGTTCTGCGTGCTTTTAAGTCTAAGCCTGCATAATGCGCCTTGATTGCAACGTTGGTTAAGCTCCCACTAGCTAGTTCGGACACGTTTACACCTTGACCAATCGAGTAGATTTGTTTGACACAGTATTCCATAAGTGCTGATCTGGCTTCTTTTGGAATGTCCATTGTCTTAGGCTCCGCCGCACCATCTTCATCTAATTTAATCGCCTTAAACTGCATCAGATTAGTCATGAATTCCTGCAGGCTTTCGCCATCATAGCCTTTTAATACCCAAATAGCCAATTGAACATCTTTCAAGTCGTTGATGAATCCAGACGTTACCAAGTCGAGTGCATCAATGTAGTTCTTGATAGGCTGAAGGTCGGTTTTCATCTTGGCGTTGTTTTTAACTTGGATAACAGGAACCTTGCCCCACGAATGCGGCTCTAGTCCGGTTTCTTCTAGTTCGCCAATGTCTTTTCGTGTGTCGTATTCATACCAGTGATACCGAGGATTTAGCGGCACGTCCTCAATACTTCCAGGAATCACCCATTCATAGCCTTTGTCAGTCTCCATGTAGTAAGTGGTCTTTTCGTCGTCAATCACTTCAACTCTATATCGATGCTTTTCTTTTCCACCTTCAACCACAACCACTGGATAGTATCTGATAGCTTGCACGGTCATTTTTTCCTGTTGGTCTTTAACGAAAATAAGTTCAGTGCCGTCAATTCGTGTATAGGCAAACTCTCCATCTTCGTCTATATAAGCCATTAGGCCGCAATAACCTTGGTTAGCTGTGTCTGTTACCAACTCAGCAATTTCACGTTGGAACGGCTTACCCAACAATTCGTTCACCTTTTCTTCAAGCTGGGCATCTTCTGATGAAATCGTGACGGGCTTTCCAGTAATGTATGATTGCTTTTGTTCAACTAGCATCGTGTGGAAAGGATTCACCATTTTTTCATTTGACTTCATGTAGTCGGTTTTTCGGATCCCTTTAACAAAATACTCTCTAAAGTCTCGCTTTAAAATGTCGTGTTTCTCATCATAATAGCGAATGCCAGCTTTTGCACGAATCGTCTGCAATGAATTAATGTCTGTTTCAATTAAATCTTTTAGAATCTCATTGTACGCCATGTTTACCCCCTATCGTAATGTGGTCACGCCAGTTCTATCGGCTTTCTCAGTGGCGTACCTTGTAGCATCTATTGTATGGTTGTCCTTGTCGGCTAACCTTGACAATACGTTTCCGTCTCTGTCTGTGTCATAGTCAATCGCTTCAAACTCTCTCGCAATGTTAGGAGTCCGCTTGTGGTCTATGACTATCGCTTCTAAATCATCAAGCCATTTCTCACCAAACTCAACGGAACCTGGGCCTTTCCTAGCCTTCTTGATTCTTACACCATATGTTTTCATCTCTGCAATAGACTTGGGTTCCGCAGAATCGGCAATTATCATGTCATGCTCATAACCCTTGCGGATAATCTTTTGTGCTGCTTCACGGTTCGACATTTTAACACCGAATATCTCATCTATGAAATATAAAATGCGTCTTGTCTTATCGTAGTGCATTCGAACATAAGCGAACGGGTCAGCAGCATAGCCCCAGTCAATACCGCACAGGATATTATCAAATGAGTCAATCTCTTCTTGTGATATTCGCCTAAACTGCAGGTTCTGGAAAGGCACAATACCAGATCCAATTGGCTTGCCTAGATATTCCCATTCATACCTTTGTCTATTGTTCTCCTTGGTGTGTTCAATTTCTTCTAGCATCTGCTTAGATATAAATGGATTGTCTAAATAAGTAGACGAATGCACGTAAGTGTTTCTTTGTATGAATTGGCTTTCATACTTCTTGTTCAGCCAGTGTGTTCTACGCTTCGGTGGGTTGTACGACAGAAAGACTTTATAGGACAAGTCATCCAATTCTGCACGAACAATAGAGTTTACAATCGTCGTGATATCTTCTTCCGTCTTAAACTCTGCAGCTTCTTCAATCCACAAGTCTGTTATCGGATAGTCGGCAGTTTTTATTGATTTAATCTTTGTCGGATCGTCAGCACCGAAGAAAAGTATCTTTGTTCCATTAGGCTTGTATATCAATTCCAGTGGGCTTTTCTTAACCTTCCAGTATTGCTCAACTCCAAAATGATTTATAGCCCATAGACATTGCTCAAATACTGATTTCTCAAGGTACTTACTATACTTCCGCATCACAAGTGCATGGCTGTCATATTTCATCCGGTTAAACACTATCTTCTCGCTGATATGAGACGACTTAGAAGAACCACGGCCACCTTTTAACACAAAGTATAGATACGGCTCCCTTTCAGCTTTCCAGAAATCATGAAATGAAGGCAATACCTTTTCACTTGTCTTGATTCTCATTATAAATCATCCTCGATGGTTACGCCCATATTACCACCCACTTCCATCTTTTCAGTGAATAAGCGTAAATGCTTTCCAAGTAACTCGTTAGCTTTATTCCTTCCGTTCAAGGCTGCCATGTCTACTCTTTCGCCATCATCTGTAAATCTCACCATTAAATCACGGCAAGTATCCCTTGTATCCATAATATCTTTCAATACGTCCTCTGCTGTTAATTCAACCTTCTTTGCTCTTTTGTCCATTAGGCTTTGCAAATACTCGCTAACCTTAGGGTTTCTTAACAGTTTAGAAGCTTGAACCTCGGCAGTTTTTGCACTATAACCAGCACGAATAGCAGCTTGCTTTCCGTTTAAGTCTTTTGTATATTCTTGGCAAAACCGTTTCTGCCTTTCATTCAGCTTTTTCATGTCATCACCCCTCTATTAATTATAGCATAAAAAAAGAAGACCCCGTTAGGAGTCTCCCAAAAAAGAAAGAAAGAAGGAAGAATGTGTTTCCACCCATGGTGGTAGTAGTCTACCAACCAGCCTGCGAATAAACAACAATCTATAAGCAGACGTTACTGCTCTTTACTCTCTTATTATACCACATCTGACAACTATGTCAACTTTATACCCCCAAATATATGAGGATTATCGGAAATAACCTGATACAATCCATTACCTAGCTTTTCAACAAGTTCTTCGTCTTGCTCAATGCGCATGTGATTGAAAACGCCGTGTATGATTTCGTGCAACAATACTTCCTCTCCATTCTGTTCTGGCAAGCTTTCTTCTAGCCTTATTTTCAACTCGCCATAAGAGATTTGCCCCTGCAGGCTGTCCGTGAAAGCTAGATTAGTCTTTATGATCTCATAATCCTTACCGCCAATTCTAACTTTTGTAGGCAATTCTCTTTTTATTTCTTTTGGTAATTTGCTAACCATTGTTTGCCTCCTTGATGTAGTCTCTCAATTGGAAATATGCGCTTTTCAGATTATCGTTCCTAATCGAATAATCAGGTAACATCTCTGCAAACCGTTTATAATCCTCTAGTTCCCTCGCTTCAAACTCTGTATCCGTGATCCCTGGTTCTCTTGCCACTCTGCGCATCATCCTGTCAAACTTGTCTGCGCCAACGAACACAGACTTAACAATGCCATTGTAATTCTCTTTCAGGCTTTCGTATCCCTTGGTATCGCATACAAAGATATTTATGCCTTCTTCAATCTGATCTTCGTGTAATCCATACCAATATTTGCCAGTTTGACTAGTCTCTAAATAGTGGCCGTGTCGCATGAAATAATCAAAGTCCATTTCATCTAAGAATGAATAGTCGTTCTGATCTTCGCCTTTTCTTGGTGGCCTTGTGGTGTCGCTAATGCACCTGTGCGCTCCTAGAAACCTTTCGCATAGTTTAGCAAGCGTATCTTTCCCTGATGCCTGATAGCCCATTAGACAGATTACAATTGATTTCTTTTTAAGCGGGTACTCTTCCTGTGTAAGCACTGGCATTCCTTTTTCTTCAGCATAAGCCTTTTCCCTAATTTCAGCCTCAATTTCAGCAAGAAAATTCTCTGCTGTTTCTGATTGTTCAAGTTGAATTTTCTCTGCATCACGTAGCTTTTCTTTATACTCTGATTGAAGGGATTGATATTTCTTTAAGCTTTCTAGTTTTGTCTTCAAATGAGCACTCTTATCACTAAGTGATAAAAATACATCAATGGCTTGATGGTCTCCAAGATACTTCATTAAACGATCAAGTTCACTTTTTAATCTATTTGCTACCTCAGATTTAGCTGCAATCTCTGATTCAAATTTATTTTTTTGTTCAAGAAGTCTTTTCTTCCTGTTTGTAACTAACTTCTCATAGAATCTTTCTAAGTCGTTAAGAGTCTTTTTTAGATTTTCAGTAAAATGCACGTTCGCTTCTTCATATACTTTTGCAATATCATCCTGATTAGTCTTTGTTTCCATATTCAAACTCTTATTTACAGACTCAATATTGTTTTGAATCAGAATTATTTTATTATTTAGCGCAAATAATTCATTCTCTATCCTATCTGCTTCTTTTTGCACATCCCGGTAGTCTTCCGCAACCTTAAAGTTGCTAAGATTTCTTTCCAATTTCTCGATTTGTTCTTCCAAATCAACAATAGTCAATGCAACATCTTTATTACCCGTAAAGAAATCTCTTAGCAATTCATCTTTTAATTGCATCTTATAACACCCCCATCTTTTTCTTCAACTACTCCAATAGAGTGAAGAAATACAAGAGTGAGTAACAAATTGTCAAAACTATGTTTTGCAGAAAATTGATTCTTAGATAAATCATTTTGATATTCGTTCCATAAAGAATCTATAGTTTTTATGGAATCAATTTTCCCTAATAAATATGCGCCAAAACCTAACAAGGATTCTGAAAAATGGGTATGTTTAGTTGGTATTATCATTCTTCCTCCTTTATTTAAACAAAATCACAAGCGCAATAATACCCCCGATAAATCCAATTAAATCTGCGCCAGTCGCTTCGCCCGTTTTACCTTTTTTTGCAAAAATTACGCTAGTAAAACAACTTTTGAAGAATAACATTGCAAAAAACACGATACCTATAATTTTAATCATGCTTCCACCCCTTCCAAATAAATCAACTCAAATTTTTCTCCATCGTTTTTATTAACCATAAACAGCGAATAACCTTCTTTGGTCTTTTGCAGCTTGCCATTTTCATATACGGTCACAATATCGCCTTTTATTAGCTTTTTAAGACTTGACCTATGGAATTTACCATTCTTGTATTTCCTATACTCTCTCAATCTTCCTGCCTTTCAACCAATGCCAAAATCGCATATCCCGCAATGTCCATCAATGTATCGTCGATGCTCTCAAAGTTTGGTTCTTTGCCTTTAACAAGATTCTTCAATCTCTCAACCTTGTCATTCAACCTAATGGATACGCTTGTCATTCCAAACTCTTTGTAGGACTTGCTAAATGCCGAATCATAGTCTTTGTCTTTCTTCCCCAACAATTCAGCAATGTCTAAACATTGTCTTTTTACGCCAGATGCAATTGCAGTTTTTGTTTCTTCTACTAATTCAATATGATTTTGATAACATGGATACTCGCCATGCGGAAATGAAACAAATGGAAATTGACTATTTTCACGCACAACACCAACCATCCCTATATCTACACCAAACTTTTCGTCGCAAGCGGTTGTCTCCACAACCATAACTTTGTCTCCTATTTTAAACTTAAACATTCTATTCCGCCTTTCTAGTCTTATAGCACTTAATCATTTCTGGCTTGAATTTAAGAATTGTGCCATCGTCTGCGACTTCTAATTCAACAAGCCATGCGCCAACGTGCGAAGCGATCCTTTTACCCCTCATGAAATCAGTTTGCATCTCTGTTGTTCCTGCTTCTAAAATGTGAATATTTCGGTACTCCATGTAGAAGAGTTTATGATGATGGCCGTTAATTAGGATATTCGGCTTCTTTCCACCTTCCATAGAGTCTGCATACTTCTGCGCTGAATAACTAAAAGCGTATGATGAGCCATCACCAGGATGATTAATCTCCATCACGCAGTTAGGAGTCAAAAACACTTTCGCATTGTTAAGGCCTAAATGAATCATGTCGTCTCTGCGGTTAGCAATAGCCTTGCCAATGTCTGCTCCGCCATTTCTTAGATGCGTAAAATCGTGATTCCCTGTGATGAAGTATGTTTTAAAGTCTCGTCTTGGATAGACTTCAGAAATGTAATCTACTTGACGGTCGAATCCAATCGCTTCCGGCAGTAATTCATATACCTGTGTTGAACGGTTTGTATAATAGCCGTCTGAAATATCACCTGCATGATAAACGCAATCAACATTTTCTTCTTCGAAGTAATCATACAACTCATGCAAGAAATCAACTTGTGAAAACTTTGAACCTAGATGAGTGTCAGACACAATACCGAATTTAATCTTCTTGCCACTAAATTTCGCCTTATGAAAATTATCCATGTTTACATTTGTGTTCTTAGATAGCTTAATTGAAGTGCCTTCTTGCAAAATATTGTATTCTGCTTTTAACTCTTCTAAAAAGTCTACCACTTTCAAACCGTACTTAGCAATGTAGTAAGAAGTTTCTCGCTCTTTAACCAATTCCTTCAGGATCACATTTTTGTTAATTTTGGCTTTTTTGACCATCTTGTCTAAGCCTTCTGCTTGACACCATGACTGTATGGTCCGATACTTTATGCCCGTTTCATCTTCAATCTCGCCATAAGTCATGCCTAGCTTGCGTAACTCTAAAGCCTTTGCCCTCGTTTCATCTGAATGTTTTTTCATGCTTCCTCCCATTTAATTTGTCCGGCTATTTCCGTTTCAAACGGCTCGTCAATTTCTTCATCTGTTTCCACGGGGTATATTTCAAACTCCCTCATGCAATTAGAACAGAAATAAACGCCAGCATCTTCAAATTTTATCTTCCTTCCTTTGACCGTTCTTATTTTGCCTACCGTATTACTTCTTGCACATAACGGACAATGGATTGCCATGTTTTACCCCCTTCAAAACGGAATCGAATCTCCAAAAACGTCATCATTTACTTCTTGGAAATCGTCAAAGCTATCATTGCTTTGCTCTTGCTTTTGCATCTTTTCCAAAAACTCTACACGATCCGCAATAACGTCTGTGGTGTACACCTTCTGACCGTTTTTTTCGTAGGATCCTGTCTTGATATGCCCTTCCACCAACACCTTTGAGCCTTTGCCTAAATAAGCTTGGCACAATTCCGCAGTCTTTCCAAATGCCACAACCCTGATGAAATCAGTGTCGTCTTTTTTGAATCCGTCAACCGCTAAAGTAAATTTAGCAACCATTGTTTGCCCTTGGCTTACATACGGTTCTTTAGTTAATCGGCCAGTTCCGATCCACCTATTCATGCAGTTTCCCTCCGTTCATCTTTCTAGTGTATGCAATCGCAAATCCAACTTGCTTATCAAACTCATCATTCTTTGAACAAATAGCTTGTGTTTGTGTTCCGTCAAACCATTTGATGATTGTTGTTTTTGTGCCATAGAGGACTTCATTAATTTCGGGTTTGTTATCAGGTTTTAAAATCAAACGTGAACCGCTATACCACCAACAAGCACCATCTTTGCCTCTGTTTCCGGAAATTAGTTCAAACCCCTCGCCATTATGTCCATTTGTTTTGTTTTCAATTTCAACCAAATAACTTCCAGCTTCATCAATTCCAACAATTACGCCGCTTTCGCAATTGTGTGTTTTTACTCTGTCGCCTACTTTAAATTTCATTGATTCCCTCCTTATTGTCCACTTGAATTATATTCAATGCCTAACCATTTTAAAACACTTTGACCAATCATAATCCTATCTTGTATAGACCTTATGTTATACCGTTGAGCATCTACAAGCCCTTTTGCCAAATCTCTTTTTAGCATTAATGACGCTACAGTTTCATCACCTTTTGCTAAGTCGGTAATCAAAGTAGCCGGATACTTTTCTGCCTTTAATAGCAAAATCTTTTTCGCTTTAGCCGTTCTATACTCGGCTTCAGACTTTGCTAACTCTGTATGTTGCCTTACATACTCTGCATTGGCTTCAGCCAACTCTCGACCTAATGCTTGTAAATGTTCAATTGTTTCTTCTGGATTAAGGTTCATAAGACCTCCGCTTCCTTAATTGCTTTTTTAAATCCTTCCAACCAACATCTTTCACAAACCCTATCATTTGTACAATCGCATTCTTCAATTGGTAATTCTTCCAATCCAACTACAGATGGGCAATTATTACACGTTTTAATCATAATGCTTGCAATTTTTTCTAAAATTTCTTCATTCATAATCTTCCTCCTCAAATGGCTCATAAGACCTCCCTATTAAGCGGATAAATTCTTCTCTTGTATGTCCGTTTGCTTCATACCGTTGTTGCGCTCTCCATTTCAAATCAGCGTCATTGTCATGCCCGTTTTTGCCGTGTACTCCATTTGTACCTTGATGGCAATTATAGCACAGGCATGTCATAAACTCTGTATGCTGATCTGATATCTTCCGATTCTTGCCAGCGAATACATGGTGAATACTTTCAAATGGCCTTCCGCAGATTTGACACTTTCCGTCATCGCGAATAATTACATCCAGCTTCATGTTTTTCTTGTATTGCTTGGTTTGCCTTTTATTCCATTTCATAGCTATCATCCACAATGTCAAGGAAATCATCTAGCATCAATGTTGCCTGCCATTTTCCGTTGTTTTTCCTGTGGAAGACAATTGGCACTTCATCTTTGCTCGCATCACGTTTAGCCTGATCCATTGCCTTTCCTAGATTCAGCTTTTCAACACGTTTGACCTCAATGTGAAAGCCTGGTAAGCCAACTACATCAGCGTCACCATTAGCCCCGGAATATTGCTGTCCCCTCCTTGCTTTGTAACCTCGCCTTTTAAGGATGTTTGCAATGTCCCTCTCGGCCTGCGCTCCCTTGGCCCTACTATTAATTTTTCCCATCTTTAATCACCTTCAATTTGTATTCGTGGAATCCTCTTTCGTGCTTCACGCTTTCGAACTCTGGAAATGACTGAAGCGCACAACTTTCTTTTGACAGCACAACGGTTACAAGGCCGTCATATTTGTTTACGCCATACTGAACAAAGTCTTTTTCATCAGTTGCTTTAATTACTCTTTGCAGCAGTTTGCCAGTTTCAAATGATGAGTTTTTGTAGTTCTCAATACATTGATTCATTTTACTACCTCCTTTTTCTTTTATTATACAGCAAATCCGCAAAATTGTCAAACTTTATGCCTTTTTGACAACGCAACAATCAGGATATACCCGATGGCAATTCCGACAAAATCATGTTCCAAATCACTGAGCGAAAACAGCCCGTAATCCAAGAAATCAACAACCTCTTTCCCGATTCCGATTGTCAGCACTAAAATGGCTAACAGCTTTAAGTTTAATTTGCCACAGACAAATCGCAAAGCCGATCCAATAAACAGCATCAAAATTACCGAAACACCGCAGTGTAAGATAAAATCAGTCATTCAATTCACCTTCAATCATATTTTTCAAGATGGTTACTCCAAACATTGCACAGGCACCACAGGAACCGCCAAACGCTTCATCTTCTTCCCAAGTAACCTCGCCTTGCCGCCATTCTGGATGCCCTGACGCTCCTACAGTAATAAACCATTTGTCCATTGCGTTATCGCAATACCAAGTTTTTGTATTATTTCCTGCAGGTGCAATGCTGATCGATTTAACAGCAAGAATGTCTTCGCTCATGTATTCTAGTGCCATTTCTTCAGTTGGCGGATAAAAGAAGCAAACAACCAAATCATAAGGCTCATCGATTTCAAAGTCGCTTGCTTCCAAAAAGTCAAGTTGCGTAATTTCTAGCATGGGCAAATTATCATAAAAAATCCATGTCATTTTATTTCCGTGATCTGTGTCCCAATAACCGTTGAAATCGTCAATAATAAGGACCCTCAGCCCGGCACCCTCGTTGATTGGTGCAAACTCAGGTGGTGCATTTGATGCAAAGCATGGTGTTGATAGTGCGATAATCAGTAATACGATGATTAGTTTTTTCATTTTAAATTCCTCCTTGTTAGTCACAACATTAATGTTTTGCGACTTTATTTTAAAATACAAAAGACATTTGAATACTTGACAACATTTCTTCTTTTGCTAATTTATAAAAGTTTTTGTCAATTTCAAAGCCGTAACTGTTTCTATCAATTTCCGCCGCCGCCCTTAACGTCGTCCCGCTCCCAGCCGTCGGGTCAATAACAATATCACCTGGGTCTGTAAAAATTCTTATCAATTCTTTCAAAAGTGGAATCGGCTTTTGGGTTGGATGGATTTTTGGTACCGAAGAATCTTTCCTCCACTCGAACCAATTAAAAATCATTCTTCCGTCATTGTTGAATTTTGGCAGTTTTTCTCTATATAAAACTACTGCGTGTTCTGTTGCTCCAACAATTTTCATGTTCGCTTTTAAAACTTGAGAGCTGTAATTTTTTATAAAAAACAATGGGTAACTTTTGCTAAAATCGTATTTTTTGCCATATTCTATTACGCTGTGCATTTGTTGGAAAGAACAAAATACAATCATAGCTGGCGCTTTCCCAGTTTCTTTAGGCTCCTTTTTTAATAACTTACTGCAGAAGTGCATATACTCTGCAAGATTGAAGTTTGAGTCAGTGTTAAAAAATTGTTTTCCAGCCTTTTCAGATTCCCCTTTCTTATTATCTCCTCCAACATACCATTCTGTACTTGACGCGTATGCATTAACTCCTAAATTGTAAGGAATGTCAGCAATAACTAATTGGGCTTTTGGTATACCGTATCTTTTAAAGTTTTGAAAATGATCATTGTATAATTCTGTTTTTATTTTAGCCATCAAGCCGCCTCCTTTCTTCGCAAAAACTTTATTTTGCGCCTTTATTCTTAACTGGCGCCAAAACACTTTCAATTTCCTTGACTAAAACCGACGCTCTTCTATTCAATGGGCAATCCTTATTTACGCATTTGTAGTCAAGTCCAAGTTTTCCAACATAAATGTCAGAACCGCATATCGGACAAGATTTTTTGTTCACTTCTTCCCAATCACATAGTATGCCGCTATATCCTACGTTCATCCTTCACACCTCCTGCGCTATGCG